AGGTAAAGTGTGCTGATTAATCAACTCACGAGCAGGCTCAGCTACGTTGAGAGCATTGTCATCGCCGAAATCTGAAAGCGAAATGTTATTCTCAAACTCTGTGATCTTGTGGAAATCATCACCGTTAGCCATAATCCATACCATTCGAAACACCGTACCCACAAACAGACAATTGATGCCTGATGTAGCCGGGTGTCCAGAAGGTAACGACTGTAGCCACTCAATGACGTCTTTACCACACAGGTGAAACGAATTAAAAACCTCTTTCCAAAGTATCCTACGGATGTCATTGTACTCAGGATCATCAAACGTTTCTATGACGGATCCTCCGATAGCTTCAAGCAGCTGCGCTGCCTGTCTAGCGTCGAAGGACTCAAAATCTCCTGCGATAACAAATCCGTCACCAAACCTAGTGAGTCTTCTCCTAAGTATCTCCCACTCGTTAGAGTAGGGATTGATACCTATAGTCGGCTCACTTTCTATCCTAGTGGTCATCATGCCTGCAAAGAACGATTTAAAGTAAACATTGAACAATATCAAATACTCAATGGGACAGGGACAGAACAAGCGTGTTGATCCTTTGTCGACCTTAGCTATTGGACGCAACTCATCTTTCAATGAATCAGCGAAAATAAACTCGGGTCTTCGTCCTTGTGCTAATCCTTCCTCAATAGAATCCAAACTCTTTTCCAAGTCTAACCAATCGGGGCCGTCCATAGAAATCTCGGAGCCTTTTCCAAAGAACCTTTCCTTCCCAGAATAGCCAACTCGAGGACTCATATTCCAAGGATAACCGGGGCTTGTACTCCTGTTCACACTATCAAAGAAATCTTTTCCGGGGATGCCACAAATGGCCTCCTCACGGGAAATCTTCAAAAGCGCAAGATGGTTCCTTCTGATAGATACTTCAACATTTGAGACAGCTGCTCTTGTACACACGTCAACCAACGACTGATCGTAAGTCAGTATCGGTGTGTTGTATTTAGCGAGCGCTATTTTCATAGGGTGAAGCGTTTCTCCTTCGAAAGTCTTGAAAGGTCTGAGATGAGCTGGCCTCTTGGCTGGCGGATGCCACCCTCCATGCAATTTGGAGGGCACAATTCTGCTAACTCCAGTAGTTCCAACTCCTCTTTTAACAGATCTCACATACCTGTGGGTTTCGTCCACATCCATGATACCTGCTTGAGGTTCCATGTAAGCGTCTTTGAACTGGTGAAGCGTAGTAGACAATCCCAAATGACTTGAAGGACTTCCTGCAACATGGATACCAATGAGCTTTGCAGCTCTAGTGGTTGGGTCTATGATAAACAATGGTGCGCCGCAATCACCCGTCCTCGTGGAAGCCGAGTAAGAAAGCGCACTAGTGTGTCTCACAGTCGCATTTTTCCCAAGAGGATACTTCACATTTTCGACGATCTTGAATCGCGTATATGTGTCATACCTTCTGTCATCGTGTTTCCTAACAAGCAAACAGTCTCCTGTCGTCTTCTTAAGCAAATCAGATTCAGAAACTATAAACCTAGTAATATCTTTGTGAAATCGAGAGTTGGGTATCTCGACTTGCACTAGATCAACGCAAGGAGTTCTCCTGGCATTTTCTCTCAAAAACGGCACGTTCACAACGATCTGCGGCCCTCTGTGGGGAATCAATCGTACATTTCCTTCATAACCTCTAGACTCCCAAATGTCAAGAAAATGTGCGACAAACACAAAAGTGTGGCCTTCCAAAAAGAAACCGTAACCAAGAAAGTTCTCACCTTCTTTGATCACGTACCAGTTCTTGTGCCACAAAGCTGTAGAAATATCTTCCAAAGCCGGATCACCAATCTGGGGTCTATAAACCTCTTCTGGTTCGAACCGGTCTTCAACATGACTTTCTGCGCGTTTC